TACAGCACCTGCCGCTATCTCAGCCCATGTTAAACCGCCAGTATTACCAGACTGTGCCGAAAGAAAATATCCATTAGTAGGACTATTAGAAACTTTTAGATTGGCCTCATCTACTATATTGTCAGCAATAACAGTCGCACCATCTGATGATGAAGTAACCTCACCTGTGTGATTAGGGTGGGTGTAACCACTTGTAGTAGCAAAAGATAATACACCTGAACCGTTTGTAGTTAAGACTTGTCCATTAGTACCATCAGCAATAGCTGCAGCAGGAGCCGTAGTAAATACAGCTACATTACCCGTAGCATCAGGGAATGTAATTGTACGGTTAGCCGTAGGGTTTGTAAAAGCTACAGTAGTATCATTACTGTCTGCAGCAGAACCTTCAACACTAAATCCTGAATCATTAAGATGCATTCCTGTTACAATAGGACTTGTTAGTGTCTTGTTAGTAAGTGTTTTAGTTGTACCTGAGAAGTATGTGTCTAGTAAGTCTACATCACGATAACCTATTTCATTACCATTGTCAAATACTAGTAGGGCATCATTGTTAGCTATTGCGGTACTTGTGTCTACACTTACAGCAGAAAAGTCAGCTACTGTGTTTAGCTCTGCGCCTGTAGCATTAAGACCTGTTACGTTATTAGATGTTGCGGCTACACTATCTACATAAGCTTTTACAGATTGTTGTGTTGGAATAAGTATTGCACTGTTAGAAGACATGTTATCTTCATCTACAAATCCAGTAGCAGTTATAGTGCCATCCGTAATACTACCAAAGGATACCGTGCCACCAGTTATAGTGCCTGTAGTTGTAATAGCACTTGAACCATTGTCAATAGCTCCAAAGCCACTTGTGATACTACCACTATTAAGTGCGCCTACCGTTGTAGCAGCGGTAGTCACAAGGTTAGGCATAGCTGTTATTTCATCGTCAAAGTATGCAGCTAGGTCTGTTACAGCAACCTGTACCATAGTGCCATCATCATTCATTACAACACGGTCAGCGTCAGCTACGGTTGTCGATGTTGCAGATGTACCACCATCTATAATGTTTAGTTCAGCAGGCGTGGCTGTAATCGCCGTATTACTTGCTGCAGCTAATACAGGAACAGTACCCGACTGATCAGGAAGATTGATTGTGCGGTCTGCCGTTGGGTCTACAATAGTTAGAGTAGTCTCATTGTTATCCGGCGTAGCACCCTCAAATACAATTGCATTTTGTGCATTAATAGTTACTGTATCTACAACAGTCTGTGTACCTGATACTGTCAAGTTACCTGAAACAATGAGGTCTTGCGATACAGTTACGTTACCACCAGCAGCAATAGACATTGCGTCAGTATCACTAGCGGAACCAATGTTACCACCGTCACCGATAATAATATTACCACCTGTAATGTTGCCAGTAGTTGTAATTGTGCTAGAGCCGTTATTTATTGAACCAAAACCGCTTGTGATACTACCACTGTTTAATGCACCAACAGCAGTCACACTACTAAGAATATCTAAGTTACTACCTAAATACGTAGTTAAATTAGTTATGGCAACTTGTTTCATAGTGCCATTATCGTTGATTATAACTCTATCTGCATCTGCTAGAGTAATAGCAGAAGCTGATGTATCACCATCTACAATATTTAGTTCAGCAGCGGTACTAGTAACTGCAGTACTGGCAATAGATAGTGCATCCGTTTCTAATGTACCATCAATATCAACGTCACCAGATACGTCTAAAGTAGCAGCATCTAGTTCACCAGTAATTGTTACGTTTCTTGCACCAGTAAAATCTTTATTGCTATCTACAACTATTGCTTTAGAAGCTGCAACAGTTCCTGCTGTTACGCCATCTATAGTTTCTAATTCGGCTTCATTAATATCAGCAGAACCAATTACAAAACTTGTACCTGTAATGGTTGTGCCAGTTATAGCTGCTGCACTAGCTCCACCAATAACAGCACCATCAATAGAACCGCCATTAATATCTGCCGTGTCAGCTACTAGGGCATCAATGGTAGCAGTACCATCAATATACAGATTACGCCACTCAGAGCCTACAGCACCTAAATCGTATGTATCATCCGCAGAAGGTAATAGAGGTGAGGCTACATCTGCAGTAACTGTAACTGTGTCACTTGCAGCATTACCAAGAGTAGTGTTTCCATTTACTATAAGATTAGCTGTAATGGTAGCATTAGTGTCTACTTGCAGTACGTCTATTGTGGCTGTACCATCAAGATACAAATCTTTAAACTGCAGACTAGACGTACCTAAATCAATGTCATTGTTAGTGACAGGAACTACCGCACCGTCTTGAATACGTATCTGTTCAACAGCAGCACTAGACACCTCTACAAATACACCAACACGATTGTTTGATGTATCAATAGCTACTTTGTTTAATGCGTCTGAGTCAGCAATTAAAGGTACATACGCACCCTCTGCCGTAGTACCATCATGCTTATGCCCTGTGCTTGCGCTAAAGGCATCTCGAAGAGCATTATATTCTACGTTAAGCGGATTAGCACGTACAACAGCCGTTGCAATAATATCTGCTGAAGATTGTCTTGTATATCCTGCCACTTGTTATCTCCTATCCCCTGTTCCATACAATATTGATACAGCCTGTATGGTATGGCTGGGGCTTGTACTGTTGGTAACATAAGATACCGAAATAGAATCACCGGAACCGCTTATGTTAGTACTACGAATTGGTGTAGGGTTTCCATCATAGATGTCTGTGTCATCATAGATAGTCGAAGTTGCATCAAATAAAGAAGCAGCACCCGCTGTAGTTAATTCAAAGTTTGAAGGTGCAGCAATTTCTGCATCACCAAAATTATATTCTAAACCTACGGCTATTGTTGATGCACCCTCTGATTTAAGAAAAGTTTTAACTCTATAAAATACTTTACGTAATTCTGGGTCTTGCATAAAGTAAAAGGGAGTTTGGTAAACGCTTAATATATCACTCCCGCCAAATGAGTTACCTTGTTCTTGTTTAAATACTTTACCAGTAGTATCTCCATGAAGAACAAATTCAAACTGTCCTATGTATCCACTGGCTACTGCTGTTGCTTCAATCCCTACAAGCTGACTGTATTCAAATGTAGACTGGGCTGAAGAACTTTTACGTATGGCTGCTAACAAAGATAAAGAAGTGTTGTTTTCAAAAAATAATCTAAACTGAGATTTTCTACGAAGTACTAAGGCTTTTAATTTAGTTACGTTTTCGTTTTCTGTATAGTTTTCAAATGTTTTTTGTATCTCACGTGATACTGTTTCAAGTTCAACGTCACCAATCCTAGAGGTTCCTGAAATTGGTCTAATGCCATCTGGACCAAGAAAGATAAGATCGCCACCAAATTCTACTACGGTATCGGGTGCAACGCAACCTAAGTCATTAGTAACACTTTCTACAGTGAAATTAGAGTAGTTATCACCAATAATGCGTTTAATTTGATTTTGACCAAATACATATAGTTGATTACGAAAAGACTTTATTTGTGTGATCGTAAAGCCTATGTTAATAACGCCTGCTCCATTTGCCGGATCATAATCTGTATCTGCATTAGGAGAAGAAAAATAGATATTAAAAGGTTCGTCAGGATCACCAGCTAACCATAAATGATTTGCAAAAGCAGTAGCAAACTTAGGGTTGTTAGGAGCATTAACATGTGTTATCTGTTTATATGTAGTTCCATTATATGTAGCTGCAAAATTAATACCGTCTGTTAGTACTAATGTTTCTTCAAACCAATTATACTTTTCAAAGCGTATAGTGTCAACGCCTGTCATAGTAGGGTTATTTGGTCTGTATTCTCCTGCCCCTGAACCTACAGTAATGGCTGCTGAAGTTCCAGCAGATACAGCTATTTGTGTAATAGTGTTAAAGTATCCGCTACTATTTACTGTGTTATTATTTGGTCCTGCTACAATTTCTACTAAAGCTACCCCTGAAGAGTTTGTTCCTGTTATAGTAAAGTTTTTACCAGACTCATCTGCCGTACCTGTAATAGTAACTT